AGGGAGTTCGCCTTCCGGAAAATTTCCCGGCGCCTGGAGGCGTCATCCATGGCGGGGGTGGTGACGCAGCTCTCCGGGAGTCCCAGCTCCACCTCCCACTCGTCCAGGGACCCGGTGGTCTGGGAGGGTGTGACCTCCTCGAGGAGGAAGCGGGCCAGGGCATGGACGCGGGCCAGCTCCTCCGCCACCGCGGAGAGGAGCTTCCAGATGTTCGTCCCGATGCGGCGGGTCCAGGCGGGGCCCTTCGGCAGGAGCTCGAGGAGCTGGGCCGTGTAGTCCCCCGCGGTGTAGACCTGGGGGAGGCGTGCGTCCAGGTCCGGCAGCTCCACCACCGTGACCCCGCGGACCTCGAGGGCCCCGAAGGCGCCGGAGAGCACAACGGGATAGACCCCCGGCGTGGCCGTGGCGGCGATGGTGAAGACCAGCTCCCGCGCGCTCTTGGCCACCGGCAGGACCATGAGGAGGTCCCCCACGGTGACACCCAGGACCTGGTCCAGGTTGAAGCCCACCAGGGTGATCCGCCACCCTCTGGCCACCCTTCGGGGGTAGCTGGCCTGGATGAGTGGGACGGCGCTCACGGGATAGCCACGAAGGCGGCGCCCTGCAGGGTGGCCACCTGGTTGAGGGTCAGGACCACGTCCTGGACGGAGCTCCCGTCCTGGTAGACATTGACCACCACGGCGCCGGTCATGCCCGTGGCTCCGGCGATTGCGTTCTGGACCTGGGAGCGGAGGATGGTGGCGGCCGGGATTCCTTCGCGCTGGAAGAGGTCCCGGAGCTCGACCAGGGCCGCGGCCTGGGTCTGGGCCGTAAGGGGGCGGATCTGGGCCTCCACGATAATGGCGGAGGGGGTCACGCTGGCCACCTGGACATCGGCCGTCACGGGGCGCCGGGTGTCGTCCGTGACATACTCCAGGACATCGGCCACCTCCGAAGCGGAGAGGACCGGGGGATCCGCGTCATAGTTCGCCACGCGGATGGTCACGGAGTTGGCCTCCGGGAAATTCGGGAAGACCCAGGCGTCCGTGACCGGGGAGACCGAAGTGGCCCAGATCACATAATCCGCGCGGGCCCCACCCTGGGGAGGGTTCCTTTTCTTGAACAGGATCCGCGCCCTGTAGGGTTCATCCTCCTCCTTTTCCGCACCTTCGGAGATTCCCTCCGGGGTGTAGACGGAGGAGACGCCGGCGATGGGGGAAACCAGCTCGAGGGCGGAGGAGGCGTCCAGGTTGCCCGCGGCGCCGGGGTCCATGGCCGTGATCTGGACGGTGGCGGAGCCCGCGGAGATCGTGCCCACCTCCGTGGTCTGGTATTCCACGGGGGTGTCCTCCGTGGACTGCAGGAGGGTTCCCTGGGGGATGGTGGTCCCGTTCGTCCCGGTGAAGACCACCACGCCCGCGGCGAAGGTGGCGGGCTTCCGGTAGATTCCCACCTCCTGGCCGTGGCGGTCCAGCTGGTCACCGTTGGCGAGGTGGGTGAAAGCCTGGTCATAGATCCAGGAGAGGAAGAGGTGGAGGAGGTAGACGGCGCCGGCCCAGACGCGGGCCAGGGTCTTGAGGACCCCACGGCGGAGCGGGGCGGCCGTGCCGAAAAACTTCACGGAGAAATCGTTCTCCACGCGGGAGATCAAGTCCGAAAGGGTGGGGGCGTTCCATGCCATCTAGTGGGCTCCTCTGCTTGTCTGGGCTTGCCAGTTGAGTTCATACCGGTAGCTGGACGAAAGTCCCCCGGGCTTCTGGATGGTGACGGAAATATCCACCCGGTCCCTGGTGGAGGAGGCCTCCGGGGTGACCGTGACGGACTCCGCCACCTGGTCCTGGATCATCCAGTCCAGGGCCTCCGCTCCCCACTGGGTCAGCTGCAGGAACAGGTCCGGCGTGATCTTCGAGCGGGCAGCCAGCCACCACTTGGATCCCACGAAATCCCCCGGGGGCTCGAGGGTCTCATCTGCCCACCAGCCCATGGGGTCCCCGTTGGGCACGGGGTCCGGGTCCTCCGCGGCGCGCCTGGCCCAGGTGAGGAGGGAGATAATCACGGCCGTCTCCAGGTCGTCCCCCAGGGTGAGGTCCTTCCCGGTGAATTCCAGGTCCCAGTCGTGGGAGGTCGTGCGGTACAGACGGAGATCGGACATAGGTGAAAGGTACTTTCAGGAGATGAATTCCGGGAACGGTGTAGGGACTGGAGGGGTCCCGGGGATCATTTCCGTGACCACGCAGGGGATGGTCTTCACCACGGACTCGGTGGTCTGGTAGAATTTCCGGAAGGGCACGGGGACCGCCTGGTCCGTCACCAGGCCGCGGATGGCTGCCTCCATGGCTGCCTGGACGCTAGGCCCGGGGATGACCACGGAGAGGACGGCCGTCCCACCGTGGGCAGGAAGCCCAGGAGCTGCGCAGGTGGCCCAGTAAGCACAGACCCCGGTGGCCAGCTTCGTGACCTGGGAGGCGGGGTCCGACACGGTGAAGGCGGTCTCCAGGAGGGAGAGCGTCCCGCCCGCGGAGAGGTCCGCCCCCGGCAGGGTGGCCTGCTTGGAATAGTCCCGGTAGACCACGGCCAGCTCGTGGGCCATGTCCTGGAGGGAGAGCGGGGTCTCCCTCTCGATCTGGTCCTGGATGGCTGCCTCCATGGCATCCCCCGCGGAGGTGTAGTCCAGGGCCATGGGCTAGGGGTCCGGCTGGTCTGGTGGGCTGGTGGGCGCCCCCAGGTTCCCGATGTGGGTGTGGGCGTTGAAGTGGCCGCGGAGGGAGGAGAGCTTCCCCACGGAGTCCGAGACCTCCCCCGTGGCTTCCACCGTGGGGGAATTGATCTTCACGGCCGTGGAGGCGTTGATCTCCAGGGTCTCCGTGGTGATCGCCACCACGCGGCCGGCGCGCAGGTGCACGGAGTCCCCCTCCGCGGTGTGGAGGGCCACCTCTCCGGGCTTGAGGGTGAACACGGTCTCCGGGGTCATCCCTTTGGTGGCGATGACCACGCCGGAGTCCCTCGAGCCACCGAGGAAGAGGGTCACGGCCTGGGATCCCGGCAGCGGGGAGGAGCTCATCCCGTACTGCTGCACCAGCTCGAGGCCGTCCCGGGTCTCACCGGCCAGCAAGTCCAGGGTGAGGGTGATCCCTCCGTCCTGGTCCTTCACGGCCGTGATTAGGGCCCGGGCCACCATGAGGCGGATCCGGTTCCGGATGGGCTCCAGGAGGCGGTTTAGTTGGTCAATCATTTTTGCGCCTTACGGACGGAGGCCCAGGCGTCCGGGGTGGACACGGCGGCCTTCTTGTTTTCGGGCTGGGCCTTGAAGGCTCCAGGCGTCACCAGGGAGAGGACCGCCACCGTCCCGCCTGGTCCGTAGGAGTACCGGACGGTGGAGATCAGGAGGTCCTTGGAGCCGGGCCCGAAGAGGTAGGGGATTTCCACGGAGACCACGCGCGCGCACTCCCAGAGGGTCCCGTCCGATTGAAGCCAGCCGCGGACGGTGACCTCCACGGTGGAGGCCTTCGCCGCGCGGGTGGCGGCCTCCCAGTTCGCGCGGCTCTGGGCCATGTTCCCGCGGACCTCTCCGGACTCCACGATCACCAGGGGGCGGTAGCGGGTGACCAGGGGATCCGCGGATCCGGCCGTGCTGGTGTGTTTCTTCGCCCCTCCGAAGAAAGTGGGGCCGGGGGAGGCCGGCGCCTGGCCGGTCACATGGTACTCGGAAAATCTGCTTTTGTTGTCGTAGGACCCCGAACAGGAGAGGATGTTCACCCCGTAGACCAGGCGGTCCGTGGACCGCCCCTTCCCCTCCACCACCAGGGTGATGGACCCGTCCACCATGGTCATGGGCAGCACGCCCCGGACGGAGGCCGCCTTCCGGATGGTCTCGAAGACGGAGTCCCCAGGCTCCGCGGAGAACAATTTGAACGGGGAGCCCGCGGGCGTTCCCGTGTCCTTGAAGGAGAGGCCGAACGGGGTGGCCAGCTCTCGAATGATTTGGGGCAGGGTGAGGTTCTTCCAGTGGCCCGGGGTCTTCGGGTCCCGGCTGCAGTCCACCAGATCGCAGGTGATTTCCCGCCCCTCCACTCCGATCCCGTGGGACTTCGCGTCCACCTTCGGGGTGATCTTGTCCACCCAGCCGGTCATGAAGGGGGCCCCGTCCAGCTCCACGGAGACCTTGTCCCCGGGGAAGACCGGGAGGAAGGTGGTCACGCCGTTGTCGTTCGTGGCGGACTGGGCCAGGGAGAACGAACCGCACAGGGAGGTCATGCTCTTGGAAATGTCCACGGACTCCCAGCCGGTCAGGATCTTCCCGCCCACCTTGATCGTGACCACGCTCATCGGGAGAGGATCTCCAGGGGCTGGCCGCCCTGCACGAACCCGGGAGCCTGGAGCGTATTCCGGGCCATGAGGTCCGGGACCCGCTCGATGGACCCATAGAGCTCGTGGGAGAGGACCAGAGCGGGGACGGTTCTCCGCGGGGTGTAGTCCAGGACCACGGCCAGGTCTGCCGAGGTTTCCCGGAGGAAGGCCAGGGCGTTGGCCTGGAGGTCCTGCACGGCCTGGTAGATGTCCGGATCCTCCGTCCCTTCCATGACCGTCTCGAAGGAGTCCGAGAGCGCCCCCTGCAGGGAGCCGGCGTCCTGGACGCTCGAGACCTCCGCGTCCACCAGGAAGGTGGGCGTGGAGAAAAGGGCGGTCTGCTGGAAGAGGTCCAGGAGGGCCGCCTGATTCGCTGCCTCCTTTGCCCGCTCCGTGGCCCGTTGGTTCCGGACGGTGGGCGTGGTGCTGCCGGCCGAGGTCATGGTGATGGCTTCCGAGAGCTGGAAGCGGGCCATGGTGGGGCCCTGGTCCTCTGCCGGCAGGGACTGGACGGACCCACCCGCGGAGCTGGTGACCATGCGGATGGACGGGGTCCCCGAAGGAATCACGGCGCCGTCCGTCATGGTCAGGAGCTCCTGAATCCTGGCCGCGAAATCCGCGGGGGCCAGGAGGGCCAGCTCGAGGTTCTGCCGGATCTGGAGCATCTTCGACTTGTACGCGGCCGCGGTGCGCATGGTCCCGCGCGCTTCCTCGATCTGGTCCAGGAGCTTGTCGGTCAGCTTCACGGCCGCCTTGATCGTGTCCGCGGCTGCCCCCAGGAGGGAAAATTTCTTGGGGAATTTCTTGGCCACCTGGGAGAGGCCGGAGGCGCCTTTCAGGATGGAGGCCGCCTTCCGGTCCACGGTCAGGGTGGCGATGGGCTTGATGTCCGGATCCAGCACGAAGGTGAGAGAGAGCCCCACCCAGCGCTTCTCCTTTGCGGACTCCGTGATCTGGAGGCCGGCCGGTTGGGCGTTCTTCGTGCCCATGTACGGGTGGACCAGCTTCCCGGATCCGCCCTTTTCCATGGCCTCCAGGAGCTGGTCTTTCTGGGCCTTGACATCCTCCCCCACCAGGTAGCCGGCCAGGGTGACGGAGCGGGAGGCCCGCCCCATGTCCTCGTTGAAGGGATCGTCCAGGCCGGGGTACTCATGGACAGCGATCCGGCGCCCCGTCCCGAATTGATGGGACTCCACGAAGAAAGGGACACCCCGGAAGGAGCCGCCCACCACCTCCACGGTGGTGGTCACTCCCCCGCGGGTGATGGTGATTTTCACGGTCCGGAGGTCGTCAAGGTAAGCCACGGTCACATCCCTGGAGCGAAGGCGAAGCCCGCGGAAATGTCCACGGGAGCGGACCCCACCGGCTGGGAAACACGGGACCCGGCTGGGAGGTTGTTGAAGTCCACGGCCACGCGGGAGTCGGTACGGTAAACCATGGAGCGGGTCTCCGCGGAGGCCTGGACCGCGCGGGTGGCTCCTGCTGCTGCAGGCTCTCCCGCGGGTTCATTGGCGCCGAAAAAGGAGATCCCCTTCGAGAGGAAGCCACCCAGGACGGGGACCCCTTCCACCGTTTTGGCCAGAGCATCCGCGGCCCTGCCCACGGCCCCGTTGAGGTTGTCCCAGAGCCCGGAGAAATATCCCACGAAGGAGGAGAAACCCTTCCCGATGGAGGACCAGAGGCCGGAGAAAAAGGTCCGGATGCCGTCCCACCGGCGATAGATCAGGAGCGGGAGTCCGATGAAGGGGATCATGGCCAGCATGGCGGAGCCCACCCCCGTGTCGAAGAAAGCCCCCAGGCTCTCGAAGACCCCGGAGAAATATCCCATGATCCCGTCCCAGGCCGCGGCGATGCCGTCACCCAGGGCAGCCAGGGCCCCCAGGACCACGGTGGAGACCGAGGTCCAGGCAGCGGAGGCGCCGGACACGATGGAGGCCCAGACGCCGGACAGGAAGCCAGAGACCGCTCCCCAGTGCTTGAAGATAAGGAGCGGGATTCCGATGAAGGGAAACACGAAGACGGCCAGGATCTTCCCCACGGAGGTGTCCAGGAAGGCGGAGACCCCGCTCCACATGGAGGTGAACCACCCGGAGACCGTGTCCCAGTTCCGATAGATGAGGTAGGCAGCGCCGGCCACCGCGGCCACCGCGGCCAGGATCCAGCCCACGGGGGTGGTCATGAGGGCCACGCCCATCCCGTGGATGGCAGGGACCACCGCTCCCCAGATCGTGGAGGCCAGGCCCACCAGGGTCCCACCGAAGGCGATCACCGCGGGGACGGCCGTGGTGGTGATCCACCCCACGATCATGGAGGAGGAGGTGGCGAAAGCGGTGCCCATGGTGACCAGGGCAGGGACCACGGCCAGGAGGGAAAGGACCAGGGGTCCAGTGATGAACGCGGCCAGGCCTCCCAGGACCAGGGTGAAGGGGCCCACCAGGTCAGCCAGCCACATGAAGGCGGAGGCCACGGGGTCCAGGGCCTGGGCCGTGGCGATGGCTCCGGAGACCAGCTTCTCCAGGAAGACCGGGAGCTGGGTGGCCACCACGGCGCCGATGGACTGGATCAGGCCCTGGTTCTGCCCCACCCAGGTGGCCACCTTCGTGGAGAGCTCCGAGAAAACGGGGAAGAGCTGGGCCGAAAATGCGAAGGCCATGCCCTTGACCGCAAAGGTGGCCCGGTCGAAGTTGTCATTGAACGCGGCGCCGGCGTCCAGGTCCTTCTGCTTGAAGGCCCCGCCCATCTTCTGGTATTCGGAAAAGAGCCCCTGCACGCCCGCGCGTCCCTGGGTCATGGTGGTGACCAGGTCCTGGGCCCCCTTCCCGAAGAGGGCGGAGGACACGCGGAGCCGGTCCTGGGCGTCCGGGATCCTGGCCATGGCGTCCGCCACATCCAGGAGGATGGCTTCCTGGTCACGGAGCCGGCCGCGGTTGTCCTTGATCTTCACGCCCATGGCCTGCAGGGCGCCGGCCGCCTCACCGCTTCCAGCTGCAGCCGCGGAGAGGTTCTTCCCGAATCGCTCCATTCCGGAGTCCAGGGTCTCCACGCTCGAGCCGGAGAGCTGGGCAGCATATCGCCACCGTTGGAGCATATCGGTGGACACGCCGATGCGCACGGCCGTGTCGTTGAGCTGGTCACCCGCGTCCGCGGATCCCTTCGTCAACGCAAAGAGCCCACCGGCCACGGCCCCGCCCACGGCCAGGACCTTCCCCAGGTTCTCCATGGAGGCGGTGAACCCGTCCCCCACTCCGGACACCTTGTCCTTGAAGTTGACCGCGGCCGCCCCCAGCTGGGCCAGGCGGGCCTCCCTTCCCAGTCCTTCCAGGTTGTTCCGGAGGGCGGTCACGGGGGCCATGGCGGACTGAATCGCCACATTGATCTGCCTCATGGGCGCCGTGACCTGGTCCACCATCTGGATGGCGGCCTCGATCCTGGGAAGTTTGAAGGCCATTTTTCAGCCCGGTCCTTTCTTGGGGGTCTGCAGCCGGGCCCAGTCCTTCGAGCATTCCAGCCAGAACATGAGCTCCAACCGTTTCAGCTTTCGGATGGTCTCCGGGGTCCAGTGAAAGGACCCGGCCAGGATGGTGAACGCTAGTTTCCAGTCACGGGGCCAGCCGGCAAAAAATGATTCACCACCGCGGTGATGGCCATTAGGTCCCGGGCCTTGAGCATCTTCACCTTGGGGTCGGGCCAGCCGGTGGCCGCGGCCACCATGCGCAGGGTCTGGTCCCCCTGCTTTTTTTCGTTCATGATGTCGGCCATCTGGCCGGCGTCCAGCTCGTCCTCGATCACCACCGTGGAGACGGTTTCCGTCCCGTAGGTGAAGGGGCGGGCCAAGGTGACGGTGTGGGGCAGGGTGATCTCGGTCATGGTGTAATCCTTCGAAGTGGGTGGATTTCTAGCTCCGGACAATATAAACACGAAAGCCCCGGGACGGATCCCAGGGCCTCGAGGTTCGCAGCTCGAGCGGTTCGAGCTACTTGATTTCCTCCGCGGAGAGGCCCTCGAAGCGGACCGGGATCTCTCCCTCCGAGGTGGAGATGTCCATGTCCGCGGCGAAACAGGCGCCGCGGAGGGAGATCACCTTCCCGTTGGCCAGCTCCAGGGTGATGGTGGCGTCCACCACCTGGGCCAAGGCCTTCGTGTCCAGGTCATCGCCGTCCGTGATGGTGCCCTCCACG